TCTTCAAATACAAGTCATTCAGGCTGGTAACTACTCATTAAACCCTTGGGCGGTTGAGATTGAGAAAGTGGAAATGACTAAAATTCCAATCGGTCACGTAGGTGTAATCATCTCGTTCGTAGGTAAGGAAGGACAAGACGTAACCGGAGACGGATTCAAACACGGAAATATCGTAAAGAAAGGTGAAAAAGGTGTTTGTATCACTCCACTTGATCCAGGTAAATACGCAATCAATCCTTATACTCATAAGATTGAGGTTGTACCAACAACAAACCTTGTATTGAACTGGGCAAATGCTCGCACAGAATCACACAACCTTGATAAAGGACTAAGCACGATCACTGTACGTTCTAAAGACGGTTTCCCATTCAACTTGGACGTATCGCAAATCATCCACATCCCTGCACCGGAGGCACCTAAAGTAATTGCACGATTTGGTTCAATGCAGAATCTTGTATCGCAAGTTCTTGAGCCGACAATCGGTAACTACTTCCGTAACTCTGCTCAGGATTCAGATGTTATCTCGTTCTTGTCTACCCGCCAGAAACGTCAGGACGCTGCAAAGGAATCCATCTCTAAAGTTCTTGAGATGTACAACGTTCATGCAGTTGACACATTGATCGGAGACATTACTCCTCCAGAGTCTTTAATGAAAACATTAACAGATCGTAAGATCGCTCAAGAGGAAGAGGTTACATTCGAAACTCAACGTAAAGCTCAAGACCAACGTAAGACTTTAGAGTCTGCTAAGGCGTTGGCCGATATGCAAGGTCAAATGGTATCTGCACAACAATCAGTAGAGATTTCACAACGTGAAGCTGAGGCGGCAGTTAAGAGATCAGAAGGTGAGGCTAAGGCTATGGAACTTAAAGCTGGAGCTCAGGCAAAAGCTAAGAAGTTAATGGCTGAAGCAGATGCTGCTCAGATCAAATTAACCGGAGACGCAGAAGCATCTAAGATTGCTGCTATCGGTAAATCCACAGCAGAAGCTTACGAGCAACAGGTTAAAGCAATGGGAGCTGATAACTTCGGTAAATTAAAAGTTACTGAGATGATTGGTACAAACGGAATCAAAATCATTCCTGAAGTACTTATCTCAGGTAACGACGGAGGAAATGGTCCAATCAGCGGATTACTTGGTATGGAATTACTGAAACAAATTCAGGAGAAAGGATCTAAAAATGATCAAACAACAGAAAATGTCGAGAATAAAGGTAATAAAGCCTAACGATAGAGATCAGAAAATAACAAACGGAGTATCGATATTCCTTGCTGGGTCCATCGAAATGGGTAAAGCAGAAGATTGGCAAAAGACCCTTACATCAGAGTTAAAGTCTCTGGGTAAGGGTCTTACCGTTTTTAATCCCCGCAGAGACGATTGGGATTCATCATGGGAACAAAAGCAATCAAACGTTCAATTCAATCGTCAGGTAAGCTGGGAGTTAAACAAGCTAGAAGAATGCGATGTTATTTTCATGTATTTTTCACCTGAAACTCAAAGCCCAATATCTTTATTGGAACTGGGAAAATTTGCAGGTAAAAAGGAAATGATAGTTTGTTGTCCCGAAGGATTCTGGAGAAAGGGCAACGTAGAGATTCTATGTACTAGAGAGAATGTACCTTTGTTTAATGACATTGAATCAGCAATAGGAGCACTTAAAACAAAAATAAATCAATATGAAAGAAATTAAAAGTAGAATTTTCTCAAAGAAAACAGATTTACTAATTTGTGAATTTACTTATCTAACTTTGGTAGATGAAGGCAAGGACGAATTTGGTACGAGCCAAATATATCTACAGCCCGTGAGAAAAACTGCAGAGCTAGAAACTTATAGGGTTAACACTAAAGTTAGCAAAGAACAAATGGAAGATATACAAAAGATGCACGGCATGGGTGTTATAGATACAACTTCTATGGTTAAGTCAGCTCTTGAAAACGAAAGCGGAATGATGCAACAGAAGCTTATAAGAGACATCATTTCATTTGCAGGTGAACAGAACTATAAGGAATCGTACACCAAAACTCAGATGTTCCTACATAATTGGTTTGGCTATACCCCGAAGGTTAGGGTAAAAAGTGATGACCAGTTATTCCAGAAAATCATTTTGTTCTCCAATAAAATAGCAGCAAAATCAAGAAAAGGTCCCGCAGACTACATCATAGTTTCGGGAGGTATGGCCGCTAGAATTATGGATCTTCCTCAGTTTGTTTATAATGATCCAAATCAACCCAATCTGGAACAGTGGACAGGCTACATTTACTCTCAGGGTAATCTTGGCGGAAGACTTTCCGTATTGATTGATCCCAATTTATCTTATAGAGATATGAGAATAATAATGGGATCGAATGTTAAAGAACATGACGAAGGAATCTATCACGTCCACACAGATCCTGTATTTGAAGAGTTCGAAACAATGCTTGGTCTGGTACCTAGTGTTAATATCGTACTTTCTCAAAGGATGGCATTAATTGCTACTGATAATGCTCATCAAAGGTATTTAACTTTTGAGATCACAGAAAAAGCACATAATATAATCACGCATCTTATAAACAAGATCTTTAAGAAATAAACAAAAAAAGGGAGGACACAAAAAGTTTTCCCTTTTTTGTTTTTTTCCTCCGGGGTTATTTATTAATATTGTAGAAATTACCTATATGAAAGTGATAATAGCAGGCAGCAGAGGCTTCTCAGATTTTCAACTTCTTTATGCAAAGTGTGAGGAAGTACTGGCAAATGCCAGTGAAGCTGAGATCGTGAGCGGAACTGCTAGAGGAGCGGACAAGTTAGGTGAACACTACGCCAGTTTAAAAGGCCATAGCGTGCGTCAATTCCCTGCTGACTGGGATAAACATGGTAAAGCAGCAGGATACATTAGAAACAAAGAAATGGCGGATTACGCGGATTGTTTAATAGCATTCTGGGACGGGGAATCAAGAGGTACAAAACATATGATAGATCTTGCAACGGAAAGAGGTCTATCGGTTCACATAATAAACTATTAAAAATGAGTCATTTCATAGAACTTAAAAACGCATTCGGATCGGATAAAACAGTGGAGATTAACTCCATGTTCATAGAAAGCATGTTCCCGACGGAACGAGGTGATAAAACTTTCACCCAAGTAACCACTTTCAGTGGTGCTAGATTTGATGTCATCGAAACACCTAAGGAAATCAAAAAATTGATGGAAACTAAAAAAATCACTTACTTCAATCAACAACCATGAGCAGATACAGTATTACGAAAGACAACAAACAACTAGTGTATGGTTACGATCATGCTTTAGGGTACTTCTACGACATCACAGATCTTAATGAACCAGAGGATTCTCCTAAGCATCTGATAGAAGAAAAATCTTATTTCATAAATGGATTATCAAGAAACCAATTTGCAAACATTCTAACAGAATGGGGAGCAAGGGAAACCCACATGATGGCATTAGCATTAGATCAACCTTTTTAAAAATAAACCAATGGGATTAGACATTTCAGCTTACAGCAAAATTAACAAGACAGAGAATCTTGACGAAGCAACCATCTTTGTTTACCGAGGTGAGTATCACAACGATCAGGCTAAAGATATCGAACAAGGAACTTACGTAGAGGATAAAGAATCAGAGAGGCTTGGATTTAGAGCAGGATCGTACTCCGGCTACAACGTTTTTAGAAATCTTCTGAGCGAAATAATTCTAGGAGCAGATGCACGAACAATTTGGACAGAAGAAGAGAAATATGAAGGGAAGCCTTTCTATGAGTTAATCAATTTCTCAGACTGTGAAGGTAACTTCGGTCCTCTGGTTTCCGCTAAACTTCACAAAGACTTTGCGGATCATAGAGAAGCCTTCTGTGAAGGAGTTAAAAATAAAAATCCATACGAAGGTTACTATGAAAGTGTTTATGATAACTTTATGAATGGATTTGGGTTAGCCTCACAGGGAGGAATACTTTCTTTTCACTAAGGTGAAACGAATCATATGTTTCACAGTAAAATAAAAATCAATGAAAAATAAAATCTTTTTTACCATCATAACATTATGTCTTATTATGACCTCTTGCGTATCAAAAACGGGAAAGGCAATAGATAAAGCTGTTGATGGAAGTGTAATAGTTTCAGGAAAGGACACTTTCGATATTTCAGTTGATACTCATACGGTGGTAAGTTCAGAAAGGATGCCTCCGAGAAATGTTATGGAAGAGGCATCTCCAGTTTGGCTAAATAGAACAGATCTGGATAGCACATTTAAGACAAAATCTCCTAGACCTATCGGATCAACTCAGGTGTATAAAATAGCTAAAAAAAGAAAATAACAATGAATTTTAACTTCGTTACTGTAAAGGTTGAAACCGTTCTCGGAGAAAATGAAGAATTTGATAAATCTTTCTTTGAGTACCTAGAAGAATACTCAATATCACACAAGGTTTTAGAGAAGGACGAAAGCCAATGGCCTATTGTTGAATACACCGGTGGTCCTTTATCTATAACAAATATGCTAAAGGAAAGATTTGGCGTGTCTGAGGATGAGATTGACGAATTATACCCAGAAATTAAGCAAAACCAAAATGTATAACAAAAAAGAAAAACCTATCGTTCTAGAAATTGACCACATTTACCAAATAGAAGGGAAGAAATATCTGATCGACGAAAAGACTCATAACAAAACATATGTTTGGCTAGTCGATGAGGAAAATGAACCCTATGGGCGAAGAAGAACTTTAGGAGGTATAAAAAACAAAGAGGTTATTAAACTTACCTAAGTTTATCCATCTGAGCTTGTATCTCGCCAGCTGATGCTATTTTCCCGCTAGCAGTATGGGCTAAGCCTGCAAGAAGATTAGCGACGAATCCTGCAGGTTTTGATTCAGTTTCGCCTGAAGTTTCTTCGTAGCCACTAACAACCGAATCGGAAGGAACCCCCGACAAAGGAGATAAAGGAATTTTACTTTTATCTATTGCGGTAGCAATCTCTTTCTCAAATTCCGGAGTTCTTTCATTTTTGAAATAGTCAATAAATCCTAGAAGTGGCAATTTATCAAGCTTTCTTCTATTCACACCAACTCTATCACCTTCACCTGATTGCTGATCATTAGTATTACCTTCGATAGAAATAAACTCCCTTTTATTAAGATCTACACCTATAACTATTCCAGTGTGTCCTAATCCCTTTCCTGGTCTTGACATAATGAATATCTGTCCTGGTTTTATTAAAGCCGGATTTGCTTTAGCTTCTTTTATTCCTATTCTTAGAGATGGATCTGATTTATTCCACATGTTCATTACTCCTCCAGTCTTAGGAAGTTGATTTTTAACACGGAGTCTTTTAGAAACCTGGTCGAAAATATAATAAACGAAGGCTGCACACCAAGGTAATCCAGGTTTAAGTCCAACAGAAGATAGGTACTGATTAACCATCGATCCAGTATTAGATCCTTTAGGCTCTTCCTTAACGCTTTTATTACCGGCTAACACACCAGCAAAAACTTCACCAGCTGCGCTTGGATCTGGAAGATCTATAGCAGTTTCGCTTATGAATGATTCAAATAATTTAATTCTTTTCATTGTGATATATTATGACGAGTAATCGATTCTATTAGCTATGCCTTTTAGAAGTTCTTCTTGTATTCTTTCTAATATTGCCTCGTTGTCTATTTCAGCATCAGCAAAATCTACCGAGTCCTCCTCTATTTTTCCAGTAACGGTAAGCTCGGTCGAATTTCTATCTTCCTCAACCTGTATGGAGGTATTCACAGTATTAACGTTAATATCTATGCTTTCAGCAAAAACATCATATTTACTATGTGCAGATCCTATTGCTCTTTCTACTTCCTCTTTAGAAAATCTAGGTCCTTTAGATTCTGGATCCTGTTCCAAATTTCTCATTAATTGTCTAGTGAATCCTGAAACATCGAAATCAAATCCAACGTAATC